GCAGGAACTGGAGTTATAACAACAGTGTCTTTTAGAATTGGAAGTATAAAGTCATTTAAATCATCATCTAAAAAATCATTTCCATTTTTTACTGTAAATCCTATACCTTTATTTGCACATTCTACTAAATAATCTTGTAACCCATCATATTGACAATCAATTAACTTAAAAATTTCACGCAAAGAACTAGACCCAGATTTCCAATCTGTGCCAAATTTTTCTCCTAATTCTCCTAATAATTTAACATGGGTCATAAATATATTCTCCTTTTTCTGGTAGTGATACGATTAGATATGGTATACCTAAAATTTTTGCAGCATCTTTATCATGCTGACTTGGGCGACAATCTTGCATATAGTGACTATGGACTACATATAATATTTTTGAAATAATCGAGTACTTAACGAATTCTTTTGGGTCAATCTCAAAGTGATTTTTTGTTTCACTCATATTTCTCAGAGGAATAAAAGAAGGGTCGTCTTCGTCAATAATCAATCCACATCCTTCCATTGGAGCCGCTTTTGCCATATGGTCATAGATTTCTGGTAGTAGTTTACTTAAATTTTCTTGCACCTGGAAATCCTCCAAAAGGTAATACTTTACTTGTATCTTTTAAAGCTTTACCTGTACTACTTGCTGTTCCTGAATTTATAGGATTAAATCCAAATCTACATTGACAAGAAGAAACTCTTTTTCCACAAAGATCTCCTCTTCTCCAATACTGTCCAAATCCAGGTACATTACCCTGTGTTGTTATTTTTGCTTTCCATATAAAAGCAGTTCCTGAAGTAGCTTTTACATAGTTATTATGCCTATCATCAGTATAAGCATAGTAAGTTGTACTTGCATTATAGTTTTCAAATACTCTAATTCTGCTCCAGTCATCACTACTATCAGAGGGTGCCTCAGTAGTAGCTCTTATTGTTTGCCAGTAATTTATTACAGTACTGCCATCTGCCCCTGTGTCGATTGTACCATCTTTATTATATCTTCTTACGCCACTTGCTATTCCAAGAGTAGTTGTAGTTTTATGATAAGTATTTGCAACTTTAGTCCCTGAAGTATAAGTCGAAAAACTAGTTGAAGATGGTAAAAGATATTCATCATCTTCATTTACATATACATTATAAGTTGTTCCAGTTATATTATATTTTCCTTCTTCGTGCCAAGTACACCCTCCTCTTCTTTCAGAAATTGATTTAGTAGGACTTACTCCTTGAAATACCCATGGACATGCATTATGCCCTACCACACGGTAAGGAAGTACTAATCCTTCTACACTGAAAGGGCTTGTTACTTCAAAGGCAACTTCTAGTGCATTCTCTGTTTCTACTCTGTCAATAACCCATACTTGTCTACCAAACTCTATTGGAGTATTTCCACTGCCAGGGTCTGCACTCCCGTCTTTTAAATATTTAGCTAGTGTTTTTCTTCTGTAAAGTTTTTTACCGACTAAAGATTGAAAATCTGAAGTTCCTAATTCTGTTTCAAAGTCTGTAGTAATATTTGAAAATCGTATAACAGGCCTAGGTGCTGTACCTTGACCACTAATTTCGAATCCTTCTTGTTCTATTGGAACTGCTTGATATGTTCGTAAAGTACTATTATTATCATAATCATACATTTGAATAGCATTTAAATCACTATCTAAAGCATGAGTAAAGAAAGCTTTTCCTGTTGTAATTTTGTCTATTTCATATAAAGTTACAAGTCCAGAAGATTGTTCTAAACCTTGAACTTCCTTGATTGCAATTTTTTCCGTCATGCCTCATAACACCTTATTAAAGAACACGATAAACTGTAAAAGTTATCATACGCCCATGTTTGATTCCATGTTTGACAAAGCACTTTTATAGTTTCATTTCCATTTGTATCGTCTATAATTAATTCAAATTTATCTACACCTCCTAAACTTTCAAAGAAAGCTACCAAATCATCTATCTCTGCTTTTGGTCGTGTACTAAATGATACAGTCATTGTTTGTTGTAAATTATTTATTCCATCAGCTATTCTCTGGCTATACCCATCGCCAAATCCTGATGTATGAACTTTTGGAGAAGAAGATCTAGTAAATCCTTTATCTACAGGAACTACCGCAGAAAATCCACTTATATTTGCTCCACCATTTTGTCTTATTCCTGTTGCCATTATCTACTTAATACTCCTCCAGGTCTTTTTTCTCTCTGTATTGTTTCCATTACTGTTGCTGCAATTGCTTTTCCTAGAGCAGCTCCTTGTGCTCCATTCATTCCTGTTGAACTTGCATTACCACTATTATCAATATTAATACTTATATTATTATTTGCACCGCCACCAGTCATGCTTACTGGAATACTTCTTCCATCTGGTAAAGGTACAACAGCTTCATTATGTTTACCTTCCCCTACTAAATAAGTAGGCTCAGTTGCAATTCCGCCACCTCTATATCCTCGTATAACTCCACCTCTTGCCATAGGAATTGTTAAGCCAAACATATTTGTCATTATACTCATTGCTACTTGTTGAGCTGCTATTTCTGCCATTTTTTTCAACATAAACATTGCTAAATCTGCAAAAGCTTCTTTTGCTGTTTTTGCTCCTGTAAAGAAGGCAGTAAACATATCCTCCATACCTTTAGCAAAACTATTTTGTAATTGACCCCCTAATGTTAAGGCTTCCTCTTGGAATCTAGTTTGTTCTTTTAATAATTTTAGTTTTGCTTCATTATTATGTATAGAGCTTAATTCTGTTTGAAATTCTTGACTACTTCTTGCAATATTTTTGTCCATTAAATTTTGTCTTTGTGTATCAATAGATAGTTGCATTCTTGCAGCTTTAGTTTGTGCGTCTCTAATTCCTTGTTGTTTTAATGCAAACGATCCAAATTGTGTTCCTGCAAATGCAGTATTAAATCCTAATCTTCCTGCAGATCTTTTAGCACTATTAATGTCCATTAAATTTTGTCTTTGTTTTAAAGCTAGATTATTTAATTGAATTTTTAATTGTTTTCTTTGTTCTTCTGTTAATAGTTCTGTTGTTCTTAATTCTGTCTCTGCAGTACTGACTTTCTCTCTTGCTAAATCAACTGCAAATTCAGCATCTTTTACATTTTCTTCTAATATTCCTCCGTTTTCTACGTAGGCATCTAAAGCTGCTTGATCTAACACTCCTTCCTCTGTCATAAACTCTGATGTAGTTTTATACCCTTTTTGTTCTAAAGCATTTAATGAAGCTTGCGCATTCCTTAAATCTTGTTTAACTTTTAGACTTTTTTCTTCTGCTTTTAAATTTTTTGTATTTAAATGTAATAGTTTATCTTCTATTGTTACAGCTCGAGAAGCTATACTTCTAGCTCTATTATTTGCTTCTAAAGTTTCTAATCTTTCTACTTCTTTGTCAACTATTTCTCCTAGCTCTACCTTAAAATTTTGTAGTACTTGAAGTCTTGCTCTATCTGTTGCTAGTTGATCTTTACTTTTTTGAGTTCTTTCTGATTCGTTCTCTACTCCTTCTTTTTCCATTGTAATTTGAGCTTCAACAGTTCTCATCATATCATTTAAAGCTCTTCTTTGATTTTGGAAAGGTAATCCTTTTCCTGCCATTCCTGTTAAAGATTGTTGATATGTTTTATTTACTTCAGATGCTTTTGCAACTCTGTCTGCCATACCAATAAAACGACCTTCTAATTTTCTTATATTCTCCGCTTGGTCTTTTGTTATAGGCTCTCCTCTAAGAAATTGATCGTATAAAGCTGCATATTCTTTTTTAAGAGGGCCTACAGCTGCATCTCTTAGAGTAGCTAAAGTTTCTCTTTGTTCTTGAAATTGTTTATTTAAATTTTTATTTGCAATCGTTGTTTCTTCCCCTACTTTAACAGTTTCGAAACTGGTACCTCCATAAGGTCCATTGCTCATACTTGTACGTTGTTCCATTATATCTTTTATCTGAGGATTTGTTTGCGCTGAAATAAATGACTGAGTTGCACCTTTCTCCATTAGAAGTTTTGCTATTGCTCTTCTATTTGCTTCAAAGTCTGCTAAAGATTTAAGTGTTCCTGCAGATTTTAACATATTTGCAAATTGTAATGAAGTTTCTTGTCCTTGAGCAATAAGACCTTCTTTTCTAACTTCTAGCATTTTTGCAAGCTCTTTATTTAACCCTTTTTGAGTTTCTGTAGCGGCTTGAATATCATCATTAATTGCTTTAAAAGGGCTTTCACCTCTTATCGCTTTAAATGCAGAAACCACAAGACTACCAATTAGAACTAATGCTCCAATAACTCCTGCTGCCATAAATGCTCTGTTCATTTGCTTTGCAGCAAACTGAGAAAATGTTATCATTCTTACTTGTGCTTTTCTGTATTGAAGTTCCATTTTTTGAGTTTGTAAATTAAAAAATGTAGCTGTTTTTTGAAATTCTCCTCTTTTCTTCTTTTCAGAAATTTCTAAAGATAGTAGTTGTATTCTTAAGTGTCTTTTATATTGTGCACGCTCTTTAGCATTTAACATATCTCTAAGCTTTCCGCCTCTTTTTAATTCTTTCATTTGAGCATCAATTGACCTACGAGTCATTTGTCCATGCATAACACTCACAGGTTTTAATCCCTCTCTTGATCTTAAATCATTTATTGCCGTGGAAGATGACTCTCTAAATCCTTTATTATCTCCAGTCATCATTAACATTTTTCCTTGCGTCTTTTGTATTTGTTTCTGTACTATACCAAAATTCTCTTTAGCTCTTTTTCCCATCTCGTCAAAGTTGGGAAGTATTGTTTTT